CGTACCCGCCAAGATGGTAGCTTCAGAAACGCTGAATGGAGCCACCTCATCGCTGACCACTTGAAATAGCTTTTCAAACTGCTTGATCTGCTCATGATCTTGCAAGAATGACGCCAACTGATCGCGTGTCAAACTTAGTTTTGAAGGAGTCGCCATCAGTAGGCTAACGGCTCAATTGCCGCCTCTAGTCTAGCAAACGACATATGCGCGTCTGACGTGCCTTGGAATCGCTGTATGCGCCAGTTACGCATCCAACCCTGCTGGAACCACACCAAACGCTTTGCACGCTGCCCTGTCTTTCCAGCGCTGATGAACTTCTGCTGGCTCCACGTTTCGCCATCAGTTGAATAGCTAGTGTTGATTGTCGGGTCTGTACCATAGGCAACGGAGCCAGTTAGGCCAACAAGCTCAAGGTTCTGAATGATCGCGCCACGGCCTTCGTTATAAACGATTGTCGTGCCAAATTCCCAGCGCACCTTTTGTCCGTAATGGGTTGAGATATTGTTGACCATATAGCCGACAGATGTGCTTGTTGGATCGCCTACTAGCCACCTATCATAACAATATACAAGGTTCTGTGCGCGGTACTTAGATAGACCTACCAAGCTGCTTGTCAGGGTAAACCATACTGGCTGGCCTAAGTCTTGCGAGGCTGCGCCATCAAACACAAGCGTGCGATCGGGTAGGTGAATATATAGATGTTCGTGCGCTCTGTCATTACGCGCCTCTATCTTAACCGTAGCAAGCTGTTCTTCGGTGAACTCAAGCAGAATCTGATCTATCTCTTGCGTGCTGATTTTATTCGCTTTGGCATTAGCGCCAAGATAAACGCCAGGAGCTTCATTGAAGCCGCTACCAAGGTAGGCGATGTTTTCAAGGTATACGCAGCAAGCATGAGTGCCGACAACACCCTTTTCAATCTGAGCGCCCTCAATGCGCTGGAATGGGAACAAGTCGCCGCCTACGTTATCATAGACTTCGATGGTATTCCGATTCAGCGCATAAATCTCATTGCGTAGCTTGAGCAATGCAACAACAGGGTCAGGGTCAATTTCGGACGAACCATACTTCAGGGGATTAACCTGTGTCGGGTCGCTTAGTTCCGTAACGACAAGAAACTCTCCGTCGGTGGTCATGAAGTAGCCATCTACCCAAACGACATCTAGAACAATACCAAGATCAGGATCGGTGACTTGCACAAGGCCACCAGTAGGCGAGTAATACCAGAGCTTATCATTCGAAGCGATGGCCAAGAGGTCAAAGCTATAATCTAGAGTAACCAGCTTTCCGTTGTTCTGAACATCGCCTATAACCGTTATAGCGCCAGTGCTGGATACTGTGACAAGCTTGGAACCCATCACACGATAACAGATGCCGTTCCAGTTAATGCCGCCACGATCGATGCCAGGGCCAGTGCCGTTGGCCACCAAGCCATCAGCGGGACGCAGGAAGCCTTCGCTAATACCATTACTCTTTGGCACTGGAATCATATTGACAGGATAGGACGTGCGAAAGTCCGGCCCATTGTCCGTGTAGATTCCATTGACTATCGGAATTTGAACCATGTTTTATCCGACAAAGTTAGAGGAGGATGTAGCCGCCATCCTCAAGTAATAGAAAGTCGCCATTTTGCTGAAGCAAAGCGCCCAACACTGGGCCTCCGCCTGTATTGAAATAGCGAAGGCGTGAGCGCAGGCGCGTCAGCAGGAACATTAGAAGCCTTCGCCTGGAATGATGTGGAGCGAACCACCGCCAGCAGGAGCGATGTACGCGATCGTATCATAGTCACGGAACTTGGAGATGGTGACCTGACCGTTTGGCGGAACAAGATAGTCAGCAGTTGTTGCTTCAACGCCAGAAGGCCCAACGCGCACAAAGCACTCAACCGAATTGCGGCTAGTGATGCAAAGTGTTTGGGTATTAACAGGTATAGATGAACTTCCCGTTGCAACGCCAGGTGCTACTGCAAAGCCACGACCATAGGCGGGTGCGAATGTTTCAATATCAGCCATAATAAACTCCTTTAGTTTCCTTAGCGTAAATTGCGCTATCTGTCACCACTTAGTCTCGTCAGCCCAAAAGGCAGCAGACATCTTACCTTTAGCAATGTTCTTTGCGTGCCTAGCCTTGAAGGATGCGCGCTTTTTCTTCATCGCCTCAGACTCACCCTGCTTTGGCGATCCAGCGGTCTTAGCGCCTTGCTCTCCAAATCGAATGGTCTTTATCTTGTCGCCTACCTTAGCGACAACAATGTGGGACTTCTTCGGATGGTTAGGCGTGCGCTTAGGTTTGTTATAACCCGAAACGCCAGCCCTTTCCAATCGAGAGTCCTTAGGCATTAGCCAACTTTCCACACAATGCCGTCGCTGTAAACAGGAACGAAGTTAGAGCCTCCGCCTGCAACGGTTGCAGCAAATGTCGTTGTGCTTCCGTCAGTGATGAAAGCCCGTGCACCAGTGTTACCAACAGCATTTGGAAGCTGGGCAAAGGTAGAAGGCGTTGTCTGAACCGTAGCTGCAACAACATTACTGAAGTTGGCTTGCATATAGGTAATCATCGTTGTCACAGAACAACGGCGTGCATCACCTTGGCTGGTTACATAAAGCGGGAACTGATCTCCACCTGATACCTGAGTAACGGTAGGAAGCTGGTTAATTGTAGGCATGATTTAACTCCATTCAATGGGGCCATCAGGCCCAGCGTCAACAGGATCGATAGGTCTAGGGACGAAGGGATTATCCCAACGCCAAGGTTTATTGCCCTGACCTGTCGGCATTGTTTCAGGTAGCTGCTGCTCAAGCGGGAATGCAGCTCTTTGCAGCAGTGTGTTGTATGCAGCCTTAGCAGTTACCTTGGTGTCAGGTGACACGGCTTTACCATATCCAGGCGCAATACGAATGGCGAGATTAGTGATGATGGCTTCCCATGCGCTGTCAGGCGTAAAGGTAGGCTCATCTAGATCGCTGTCCTGTGGGCTGCTAGGCAGTGAATAGCCCAAGCGCAGTCCTTTAGCGTTCCACTCAGCAAGCATAGCATCAAGGCGGTTAAGCGCACTCTGTAGCTGCTCTGGCTGTAGATCGAACACATATTCCGCCATGCCTATTTCTTCAAAGGCAGCGGATATGAACTGTCGCTTGCTATAACCCATTTATTCCTCCAGCGCAGTTGCAATGCGTTCAGCTAGCTTCTTATCAGAAGTGCGAGCATTAAACGATACATTTAGTTCTTTTGCTTTGTCCTCAAGCTCATCGCGGGTTGCGTCTGATACTTCGTCAACCGCATCTTCAAAGGATTCCGCAGATTCAATAATCTCTTTAGCTACCTTGCCGCCTTTGGCTTCTTCGTATGATGCGAACCAACCCTTCGCAATCAATGCGTCAAATGCCTCTTTGTCCGCAGCGGGACGGGTAGCATATGTGCCGCCACGAGGCTTCTTGAATGGGCCTGGTGTACGATATAGAATTGCTGGAAAGTCGGTCATTTCTTTTTCATCTTCTTGCTCATGCCTGCTTCAGACAGAGCGATGGCAATAGCTTGCTTTGGGTTCTTAGCCATAGGAGCTTTCTTTGGCCCTTTTGGATTAACGCCAGCGTGCAGCTTACCAGCCTTGTATTCACCCATAACTTTGGCGATCTTCTTGGCGGCTTTGGTAGGTTTCTTTGCCATCTTTATTTCCCTTTACGAAAAGTAGGGGGAAGCCGAAGCCTCCCCCATCTCTATTATGATTGGTTGAAAAGAAGAATACCAGCCATTTCTGGGTTCGTCATTACAACACCATACAGTGTGTCCAGCGTGTAAAGCGTCTGGAAGGTCAGTGGATCGAACTTCTTGGTCATGACCAATTCGATACCCTGATCCGTAGCAGCACGCAGTACGTCAACGCCAGCGCCATCTGGAACAGCATAACGACCAGGCAACAGCTCGATCGAATCCTTACGCCAGAATGGGTTGATGCTCGAAGCAGCAACGTTCAGGAAGTTGACGTCAGCAGTTGCCGAAGTAGCTACTACATCAACGTTCTGATACTGAAGTTCAGCATCCGTTGGCGAGGAGTTCGCACCGATGATTGGTGGGCTGATAACCATCGTAGTACCGTTGACAACTTCAATAACGCGGAACGTCTTGAGTTCGCCAGTCGAACGCTTCGTGATGTGGTGAACAGCTTCGATACCATCGATCGTGAACGCATCGCCAGCAACAACGCCAGTTGTCGAGGAGACAGTGACGGTCTGATAGCGGTTATCTACGTTCAAGATGCCGCCAGTGCTGCTTGTGGTCGCCTGAGGAACATAACGAACCTGAGCGCCATTGGTAGCAATGGTAACAGTCGCAGCGTTAGCAGCGCAACGGTTTGCATAGTCAAGCTTGTAGGTCTGGAAGCTTGCGACTTCACCGACGAACGAACGCTCATATGCATTAGCCGACTTGTTGCCAGTGAACGAGCGAGTCGCTACTGCCAAGTTGCCTGCCATGCCGTTGTAATCGCGGCTCGACAATGCGAGGTAGCGATCGCCAGCCATAACGCCCTGTTCGTTCATGATGCTGTCGCAGAGAGCAACGTCATCATAATCGCCAGCAGGAGTTGCAACTGGAACAACAAGCGTACCCTGAGCAGCAGCCAAATCCATAACGGAAAGGTTGATGTCAGATGCAAGCTTTTGCTTTGCGGAATCGCCAAGACGACCTTCCTGCAACGCGTCACGCAGTTCCAGTGCGTTCATCTGCCAAGCAGAGCACTTGTTGAAACCGAGAGTCGATGGAACAGAAAGCTGAGTCATCGTCGAAACGTCAGACGCAATCGAAGTACCTACAACGCGGTCGAACGACTGAGCGATGTAAGGTTGTGGACGCCAGATGGTGTCGCGTGCGCGCTCCATCGTTACGCCGTTGGTGTTGTATACGTTGATGTTCTTTGACAGGATCAAAGCATCGTTGAAGCCTTCAAGGATGTCCTCAAAAGCAACAATTTCTTCTTTCGAAAAAGCGTTAGCCATATTTAATTCCTTTAACTAAGTTTATTTCTTACGACGCTTATATTCCATGACCTTTGACAAGTCTCCGGTCTTCAGAGCTTCGGCGCGTAAGCGTTCAAGTGTTGAGTCGATAGCACCAGATAAACGGCCACCACCGGAATTGATGGTGCGCTCTGGTGAGGTTGCTGCCTTACGGTTTGTTACTTTCAACTGAGTCTCCAGTTTAGCTACCGCAAAGGCAAACTTTACGGGGTCATTAATTGAGGCAAGTTCTTTTGCACGCTTTGCGTTTCTGCCGATTGCATAAATTAACAATGCGGGATTGTCAGAGCCTTGCAGAACGATTCCTTGCTGCGTTACGTCAAACGTATCTAAAGCCGTAGCTTCAGCTTCGTCATAGTCCCGCACCTTTAACGAGGCCTTCGCCTTCGCATAGGAATCAAGCTTGTCCTGCCATGCCTTAGCTTCAGCATCTCGCTGGGCTGCAACACTGGCTTCGGCTGCATCGTATTCGCGTTTATGCTCATACCAGTCAGCAAGCTTTTGTTCGTACTCGTCGGAATCATAGTCGCAACTTTCAAGCGTTGGCTTACTTACTAATGCAACTGGCTTGGTCTCAGTTGCTGTCGTATTTAGCTTTGCTTCCAGTTCGCGTATCTTCCGTTCTTTTTCCCGATTGGATTTACGCAATTCACGCACCCACGCAGGCGCACGAACTTCTTCCTCTTGAGGTGGCGATTCCTCACCTATGGATATTACAACTTCGTCTTCGTCGCCTTCTTCGTCATCATCTTGAGCATCTTCGATGGCAAAGTTCTCATCGTCAAATTGCTCGTCTTCTGTGGTGTCGATATCAATCGCGTCTAGTACGTCGTCATTCTCCATTGCTGCCGTTTTCATATACTACCCCATCAACTCACCCAAATTGCGCGGTGGGTGGAACCGCATTCGTCTGGGGTCGCAGTGCTTCCCCAATCTTTTCAGCAGTCTCAATTGCCGACTTGCGCTGGTCAATGTCGATGTTTGAGATGGTCTCTGCTGTCTTGGCCTTCGTTTCTTCCGAACGTGCCAATGTATATTCAGTGTTAGC